CTCCCGACGAAGACGAAGGCGAGATCGAAGGACGCATTAAAAACGTGCTGGAAGGTCTGGGACTGGAGTTTGCTGCGTTGGGATTTGTCAAAGGCTTGAAGTCGATGAAGCGTGGTAAAAAGATACGCGCCGAAGGTGGTAGTCCAGAAGAGGTTGCCAAGGGAATGCAGGAACCTTTTGGCGAGGAAGGCGTTAAATTGTTACCTGACTTTGGTAGATCTGTAGAAGCCGACGTTCCGACGCAGCCCGAAGTAACAGGATTTAAAACGCAAGGCGACCCTTTTGAAGTAGGAGATCGACCTATTGACATCGACTTTTTGAAAACGGGAGGAAAGATAACCGTAATGACGCCTGACGAATACATCGACATGGCGACTAAGGCTTTTCCCAATCAAACGAGAAAAGAAGTAGTAGACGAGCGTCTTGCAGATGTCGAAGGCATGGAGCGTAATAGAGAAGCAATAAAAGAGGACTCTGCTCTTCCGTTAATGGTTGATACCATGCCTGACGGGACGGTTGCCCAAGAAGGTTTAAAACGCGCTTTAGCAGCAAAAGAACTAGGATTGAATGAAGTGCCAGTTATTGTAGACGCTTTGAAGTTTTCAAGAAAAGACTTACCCGACCTAATGGACGACGTGTCCGAGCGTATGAAAGAAGTCGAGGCTCCCGTAAGTACGCTTGACGAAGCCATCGACGCTCGTCCTCCTCGACAGCCTTTTAAAACTAATCTTGAAGCAAAACGTGGGTTAGAAGGAAGTAGAGGCGCTCAATATTTAAAAGGACGTCTTCAAAAGAAGTTTACTGTCGAAGGAGCCGATCCAGACGACGTCAAAGACGTTGAAACTTTTATCGACCTTATAGGCGAAGATATGTTCAGCGACGTATCTTTGTCGATAACGAACAAGATTACGTCAAAAGGTAGGTTTAACTTTGCAAACAAACTTCTTCAAATCAGAAAAAAAGTAGTCGAAGAAGGAGGCTTGACCCGCACGATGGTGCATGAGCTTTGGCATAGCCTTAGTCGATACCTTCCAAAGAAAGACGTAGACGCCCTTACTAAGCAGTTCGATAAGGTACGTAAGGAATTTATTGAAGACCTCAGTAAAAGAGCTAAAGACACTAAACTAACCTCTAAACAACGTTTAGCTTTAGCAAAAGAACTTAACGACTTTAAGAAAGGCAGCTACAACTCAGACAACTATCGCTTTTCTGAAATCGACGAGTACTTTGCGGAAGAGATGACGGATGCGTTTCTTTCCAAGTTAGACGCCGACGCCAAACTAGCTCCGCAAGGAACGTTCAAAAGAGCTGCTCAAGACATTGCAATTCTTTTTAAACACTTGTTTGCAAGCGTTAAGTCGAAGCTCGGAATCGATCAAAGACAAAAGATATTCAACGACTTCATCAAGCAGCGTAACGTAAAGAAACAACGTAGCGGCCCCTTGGACTTCGGTTCTGGGAAGGTTAAAGAGATGAAAGACTTTGCCGACGAGGTATCTCCCGAACACGCGGGTATTGCCAAGGCTATAGCAAGAGGCGAAGGCATTTCGATGCCGAGGTTCGAAACGGACGATCAACAATATTCGTTCATAGATTCCGTCAAAGAAGAAATAGCAGCTAACGATCAAACGATGGAACAAATTGCTGACGAAGTCAGGAAGAATACTCCTATAGATACGGGAGACAACGACATCTCACAGTTGCTAAACAACATGGAGAAGACCGAAGCTAGTCAGATAGAAATTCGAAAAGAAGCTATGGCGTACAAGTTGATCGGTTCTAAGTATGTTGAGAAGCTTGTAGGAATTGCAAAAGAATGGACAGATGTCGGAGGAGGCGACTTAGTTACTGCGAAGCTCAAAAACACGTTTCAAGAAATGGTTTCTTTTTCCGAAAGGTACTATCGCATAGGTCGTCAAACTTCACTCACGTTAAGTGACAGACGTCAACGCATGGGACGCCGTAAGCTTGGATTGAGCGAGTCGGAAATGAAAGGTCAAGGCATTCGTAAGAACTTCGTTAACGAGAACGGAGGAATGTCTGTTGAGAAACTCGTAAAGATTATTAACGAAACGGGAGCGAACGAGAAAGATCTTGAAAAAGCTATAAACGGATTATTCAAACTGTCACGTAAGTCTCAAGGACGTAAGTTCTTGGATATGCCTACCGAGTACTGGATTAACAGCATCTTGAGTGGCCCTAGAACGCAGGTAGTAAACGTCATGGGCAACGCTTTGACTTCCGTGTGGTCTACTCTTGAAACGGCAGTAGGAGGCGTGTTGACTGGTAATCTTGAGGTTACGAGACAAGCGTTTGCTGCGTGGGCAGATATGTCGATGTTTAAAGAAGCGGCTTCATTTGCCAAGAACGCAGCGAAAAGCGGAGAGAACTTACTCGACCCAGACGCTAGAGCTTTTAACGAAGGACGTACGGACGCCATAACTCCCGAAGCTTTCGGTAAGGTTGAAGGAGAAAGTTTTTATAAAACCATTAAATTTGCAGGTGACTTCTTTCGACTTCCATCGAGGTTGCTCATGACGACCGATGAGTTCTTTAAGCAACTTAACTATCGTCGTGCTGCTCGTTTCAAACTTGCAATGGACGGTATTCAGCAAGGTATAAGCGAACCTAGACAACTTGCCGAGTACATTGAAAAAGGTTTGGAAGACGTAATAACTGCTGGAGGTCGTCACTACTCTGAAGAGTCTTTGATACGCGAAGGTACGAAAGCGGCTAAAGACAAAGGAATAACGGACAGTGCCGAGGAAGCAGAGTTCGTTGAACAATACGTTCTTGAAAACAAAAAAGAAGGCGCATCGGCTCTTGCCGACTTTGCTTTGGAAGAAGCCCGCTACTTGACATTTACCAAAGACCTAGAAAGAGGAACGCTTGGTTCGGCTATACAAGGAGCTACTCAAGCATGGTCGCCTTTAAGGTTTGTCCTGCCGTTCGTACGTACTCCGACTAACATCTTGGCGTTTGCTTTTGAGCGTACCCCTCTTTCTTTGATTCCTTCCAAGTTATCAGACGTAGGACTTAAATCAGACGCAAGAGTTCCTTTCCCGTTTCTTAACGCCGAAAGAGAAAAAATGTTCGAATCTTTAAGAGGAACTGACCCAATCGCAAAAGCGCAAGCAATGGGTAAACTTTCGACCAGCGTTTTGTTGTCTTCGGTTTTCTTAGACACGATAGTAAACAACCGCGAATACATTACAGGCGGAGGGCCGAAGAACGAGGCTGAAAAGAAAGCTTTAAGAGCCACGGGTTGGCAACCGTACAGCTTTAAGATAGACGGTAAATACTACAGCTATCAACGTCTTGACCCGCTTGGAACGATACTTGGTGTCGGGGCTGACTTAATTGACCAAGGTATAAGAGCGCCTAGAGACTTCGATCAAAGCGGTCTGGATAAAGTGTTCTCTGCGTTGACTTTGACCTTCGTCAGAAACGTCACGAACAAATCGTACTTGTCTGGTGTTCAGATGTTTACGGACGCTATGTCAGATCCAGAACGGTACGGAGACAGGTTGTTGCGTAACTTCGGTTCGTCCATGCTTCCGTACAGCGGTTTCTTAAGTCAAATACAATACGGAATGGGTACGCAAGAAGCTAGAGAAGTCAGGTCGCTGGCAGATGCGTTACTGAACAAACTACCCAGCGGACGCGATAACCTCGATCCAAAGCGTAACATCTTGGGCGAGTCCATCATGATCGAGAACAAACCGCTTATCGGGGCTATCAGTCCTATCGCAATGAGTACGGAAAAGAACGATCCGATACTTACCGAGATGGCTAATCTTAATCATGCGTTTCGTCCGCCTCCTTCGACCTATGGAGGTCTTATCGACTTGTTGGCGTTTGAGAACGACCAAGGACGTACGGCTCACGACCGAAGGCAAGAAAAACTACAAACCGTACGTATAGGCGGAAGAACGCTTAGACAAGCCTTACAACGCTTAATAGCCTCCCGTAATTACCAACGTCTACCAGCTCAATCGGAACCTGGATTGCCTAGTCCTCGCGTTCAGAAGATAACTAGCTTGTTGACGAAGTATCGAACCAAAGCTTTGAATGAGACAATGACTGAGTTTCCAGAACTCTCTCAATACTACGATCAAGTTTCACGGGCAAAGACTCAATACAGACAGGGTGCAGATCACTCGTCCGTACTATCGCTTTTAACTACTAACTAACTATAGAAAGACATCATGGCTAATACCTTTGAAGACTACACCGTCTCTACTTCGACGACTGATTTCAATATAACGTTTGAATACCTCGAAGATTCACACGTCGTCGTCGAAATTGACGGCGTCCTTCAAGCGACTTCTGCTTACTCGATTATTGCAGGATCTCCAAACTTGGTCAGGCTAAACACGCCCGCCACAACTGGAATGAAGGTACGAGTACGACGCGACTCCAACGCTGACTCCGATAATCCATTCGTGGACTTTGTAAACGGATCGGTGTTGACCGAGTCCGAACTCGACAAAGCATACCGTCATAACCTCTTCTTGAACGAGGAGATCGGTAACTTGAACGAACGTTCCTTGCAGAAAGAAGTAGGCGGAAACAACTGGGATACCAAGAGCTTACGTCTTATTAACGTAGCCGACCCAGTAGGCGCTCAAGACGCTACGACCAAGAACTACGTTGATACAGCAGACGCTCTAAAGGTTACAAAAGCGGGTGACACGATGTCTGGTGCGTTGGCTATGGGTGCGAACAAGATTACTGGTGTTGCCGATCCTACGCTCGTACAAGACGCTGCTACGAAGACTTACGTCGATACGCAAATCGTAAACACCGTAAGCGGATCTTCAACCGAGTCGGTCAAGACGACCTTTACTGGCGACGGTAGCACCGCGTTTACCTTTGGTTCTGGTATCAGCTTGGACGGAGACACGATGTACGAAGTAGCCATAGACGGAGTTCTACAGGAACCTACCGTTGCTTACGCTATTGATGCAGACGCTAACACCATAACCTTTACAAGCGCTCCTCCGACTGGATCGAACATCGTGGTTGTTCAACGGGGGTACGCAATACCTGTAACAACTGGCACGGTTAGTACTTCGCAGATCGAAACGTCTGCCGTCACCGACAACGAGTTAGCGACTAACGCCGTAACTGCTATTAAGATTCAAAACGGTGCGGTAACCGCCGACAAACTAGACAGCTCTGCAAAAGACCGTTCGATCTTCACAGGTACGCAAGCAGCGTCAACCATATCGGACTTTGATACGGAAGTGTCGAACAATACGTCTGTTGCAGCTAACACGGCAAAGGTCGGGCTTACCGATAACTCGGTCACGGCTGCAAGAATATCAGACACCGACACGCAGTTCTTGGTAGACGACACTTCAGCTCAAAAAGCCGTAGTAATAAACGAAGGTGGAGCAGACGTTGACTTTCGTGTGGAAGGAGATACGGACGCTAATTTGATCGTTACCGACGGAGACAACAACGTGGTAGGGATTGGAGGGACGGACAGTAGTTACAAATTCAACGTGGACGGAGGAACGTCTGCTGGTATTGCTAATCTTACTTCTAACGTCGCTGCGGGAAGCGTGGCTTTGTTTATTAGAAATTCAAGTGCAACAGGCATCTCGTCAGCCATTCAGTTAGTAGGTCAGACAGGCGGAACGAGTTACAGTAAGTCTTTGAATCTCGATTTAGCGAGTGGCAGTAACTATTTTCAAATCAGCCACAACGACGGTGACCTAATTGGAGTTAGATTATTAAATTCTAACGGAGGAATAGGCTCTGAAACTGGGGCTTTTTATCCAAGCTTCGACAGTAAGACGTCAAGCGGGGCGGCGGGTAACCGATGGAGCGTAGTCTATTCTGCAACTGGAGCTATTAACACTTCTGACCGCAACGCAAAGAAAGAAATAGAAGACCTTTCGGAAGCGGAGCTACGAGTAGCCACAGCGATCAAGGGACTGGTCAAGAAGTTTAAATTTAAAGGGCGAGTAAGAAAGCACGTAGGCGTGATAGCTCAAGACGTCCAAGATGCTTTTACGGCTGAAGGACTCGACGCTTCCGAATACGGTTTGTTCTGCTCGGACACTTGGACGGACGAAGAGACGGGAGAAGAAAAGACCCGACTTGGTATTCGATACGAGGAGCTTTTGGCATTCGTCATAGCAGCGCTTTAATACTTAACCACCACTATATATGGCAATTACACAGACACACTCACGAATGGTATCAGACGTAGACGCAGGTTCCACCTATGCAACAACAGCTTCACTAGGTACGGCTGCTACTTTAAACGTAGGAACCTCCGCTTCAAACGTCGTTCAACTGGACGGATCTGCAAAGCTACCTGCCGTGGACGGATCGGCTTTAACGAACGTAGGCGGTGGAAAGATTGTAAGCCGATATTACGCTGAATACACTACTTACAGTTCAACCGCTACGGACTTACCAGCAGACGATACAATACCTCAAAATACCGAAGGCGTTGAAATACTCACCCTTACCACGGGAACATTAAGCGCTGCTACCAACCGTTTGCGGATAACCTATGGAGGTACTTTTACCAGCGATGTTACAGGAGCTAAATGCACCGCTGCCCTGTTTGACGGTGCTACTGATGCCATACACGCTATTACAGGCACTAGAGCGTCTGCTTCAAACTCTCACCCGTACCCGTTAAACGGTGTCTATGAATACACCCCTGGTGCTACTACGGCTAAGACTATGTCCGTTCGATACGGCGCTAACGGTTCTGACACGATGTACGTAAACGGTATTGATACTGGTCGGTTGTTCGGTGGAGTGTTGGCTTGGACGTTAGTAGTAGAAGAAATAGAAGCTTAAAGACAATGACTGAAGAAATCTCCCACTTCCTCGACACTGCTCTTGCCGTAGTACTTGGCGTATTCGGTTGGATCGGTAAGAAGTTCTCTGATCGACTGGACACTGATGAGAAACGTCTTACCAAGATTGAAGTCGAACTGGCTACTCAACGTGAACGAGACACTGCTGTGGAAAACCGTATGAGCGGGTTGGAAATGTCAGTCAAAGAAATTAACACCAAACTGGATCGCATGATGGAGATGCTGATGAAACGATGAAAAAGAAAAAAGGACTATACGCAAATATTAACAACCGCAGGAAACTCGGCATAAGTCGCCCTAAAAGCAAGTCAACCATATCGCCTAAAGCCTATGGCAAGATGAAGCGTGGGTTTAAGAAATAACATGGCTAAACGAAAAGGCGTATCACTATCCATAGGTCGCGGCGAGAAAAGCAAGAAAGGCGGTCTTACAGCGAAAGGTAGACGTAAGTATAACCGTGCTACTGGCTCTAACCTTAAAGCTCCACAACCAGGAGGAGGCAGTCGTAAGCGGTCGTTTGTGCGCGTATGCGCGCCGTTAAAGGCCCAATGAAAGACAGTAAAGGACGACCGACTAGAAAGGCTCTGGCGCTACGGCGTTGGAAGTGTTGAACAATTTATTATGAAAAAACGCGAACAACTAGAAGAACTACAAGTACTCCTTGCAGACACCTATAAGCAATCTATACAAGAGATGAGAGACGGTGACATCGAGGTGAACGCTGCAATCCTTAACGGAGCAAGGCAACTACTTAAAGACAACGACGTGATCAGTCTGAGCGAACAAGGGTCGCCTCTTGGTAACCTCGCTCAAGTCCTGCCGTTCGACGACAGCGACGAAGACAAGGAAGCGTTACGTCAAACCAAGTGAGCGTACCAACAGAACTACGGGACTTCCGTAACTTCTTGTTCGTCGTTTGGAAGCATCTGGGGTTACCCGATCCAACGGATCTTCAATACGACATAGCAAACTACATACAAGACGGCCCAAAACGATCGGTTATCATGGCTTTTCGAGGAGTGGGTAAATCGTGGATTTGTAGTGCATACGTAGTACATCAACTGCTACTAGACCCTTCCAAGAACATCCTTGTCGTGTCTGCCAGTAAAAGCAGGTCAGATGACTTCTCGACGTTCACCTTGAAGATCATTAACGACATACCAGTCTTACAAGGTCTTAAACCACGTGACGGTCAACGGTTTAGTAAGATCAGCTTTGACGTTGGTTTAGCTCCCGCTTCCCACGCTCCGTCGGTTAAGTCACTTGGTATAACGTCCCAGCTAACAGGTAGTCGAGCAGACATAATCGTAGCAGACGACATTGAAGTACCTAACAACTCAGCTACCCAAGGGATGCGAGATAAGCTGGACGAACAAGTCAAAGAGTTTGAAGCCATCGTAAAGCCCCTAGACAGCTCACGTATCATCTTTCTCGGTACACCCCAATGCGAGGACTCCATATACAACAAGCTTCGTGACAGGGGCTATAACGCACGTATATGGACTAGTGAGTACGTTAGTACAGACACCGATCAAAAGGTCTATGACGGGGCTATATCGCCTTATATCGCTAATTCTGCTAACGACAACAACATCGGTAAGACAACAGAACCGTTACGCTTTACAGATGTTGACCTTGAAGAACGTAAACTAAGCTACGGTAGGAGCGGGTACGCCTTACAGTTCATGCTTAATCCACGTCTAAGCGATGCTGATAGATACCCACTGAAGATCAACGATATAATCGTACACGACCTAGATAACGATCTAGCCAATGAAAAGTACGTTTGGGCCAGCGCACCAGACAAGGTCTGGACGGATCTACCAAACGTCGGTTTCAACGGAGATAGATTCTTTAGACCATTTGATACACTTGGTGAACTTATACCGTACACAGGTTCGGTAATGAGTATAGACCCCAGTGGTCGGGGTAAGGATGAAACAGCTTATGCTGTTGTAAAAATGCTAAACGGACAGCTGTTTGTTCACGCTTGTAACGGTATTCGTGGTGGTTACGGAGAGAACGTTCTTAAAGAACTAGCGGGTTTAGCTAAACGTTACAAAGTCAACGAAATCATTGTGGAGTCTAATATGGGAGACGGGATGTTTACCGAGCTTTTTAAGCCTGTAATCAACAATGTTTACCCTGTTACTATCAACGAAGTAAGACATCATATACAGAAGGAAAAACGCATAGTAGACACCCTAGAACCTGTCTTAAATGCACACAAATTAGTGGTCGATCCTAACGTTATAAGACGTGATTTTCAGTCGGCACAAGGTTACCCTATCGAGCAACAAGCTCGTTATATGCTTTTATACCAACTAAGTAGATTAACAAAAGATAAAGGTGCTCTTCTTCAAGACGACCGTTTAGACGCGCTTGCAATCGCAATAGGATATTGGGTCGAGCAAATGGCAGTAAACGCCGACCTAAAGATCAACGAAAGAAAGCAAGACCTGATGACCGAAGAACTAGAACGCTTTAAACAAGCAGCTTATAAAACGTCGTTTACTACCGCTCAATCAAACGTCCTTACTTGGTGATACCAGTGACCCTAACGATTAAAACGTACAACGTTATAATGCGACTCATGGGTACGAACCGTTAGGTGTTGGTTTGAAAAACCTCGTTCGAATGAGGGGCTGTATAATGTTACAACTTACGGTCAGGACGTTTACCGTTTTAAACGAACCCTGTTAAAATCTGCTTTTAAAATCCGTTCGGGTACGAAGCCGTTTTAAACGACGATTTAAACTAAGCCGTTAACACTAATTATAACCAGTTTTCAGATCCGTCAAGACATTAATTTATTACTATTACCTAAACCTATGGATAACAACGAACAAACAGACGCTTTTTTATATGAGATACAAGGTGTCGTTAACAGGTTTCGTACCGAATTTGACCTTAACCACGCTACTATAATCGGTTGCTTAGAGATGGTTAAACTCGATTACCTAGTAGAACCTACTGATGAAGTTATGTTCGAAGCTGATGACGATCTACTAGAAGATGACGACAATGATGAACGAGAGCCTTTCTGAAAATACACAAGTCAAAGCCAATCTGGCGTTCGCTATAAAACTAATACTAGGGATCGGTACGATTGTTTGGACGTACAGTGTAATCGTTAATCGAATAACGGCTCTGGAAATCGACAATATGCGCATAAGACACGAAGTAGAAGCAAACAGCGAGTTCCGTGTTAAATGGCCCAGAGGCGAACTAGGTGCGCTCCCTGCCGATGCAGAACAAAACTTACGACTAAAGTATCTGGAACACGATATGAGCAACGTTCAAAACTACGTCGATGATCTACGATTAAAGACGACCGATTAAAGGGTCGGTATAAGCGCGTCCCAGATAGTTTAGACGCAAAAATCTGAAGTCCTTAACGCTATATACGCGCGCGTTAGTTACCCCCGTGTGCCCGCGCGTTTTTATGACACGGGTCAGGTAATGCGCGAGGACTCAATCGACGGTTTGGCACGGCCACGGCACGGTATCAATTCCAAGACCGCTAGAACTAGCCAAGCGCAAAGGATAAAAGAACGCCTTGACCTTGGAAAATCCCTGTACGCCGACCTTGTTGAGACAATGTTGAGACATCCCTGTACGCC